TAACAATGGCAAAGCTAAAGATAACAAGGGCTAATGGGGAAGTATCAGAGCACAAGATAACTCCAGGTGTCGAGTACGCTTTCGAATTGAAGTACGGATCAGGCATTAGCAAAGTCCTACGTGAGCACGAACGTCAAACAGAGATCTTCTGGCTGGCTTATGAATGCTTGCGTAGGGCTAATGCACAAATACCTTTATGGGGTACAGAGTTCATCGATACTCTGGAAACTGTTGAGGTATTAGACGAAGAAAAAAAATAATACAGCGCAACTCAACTTTATACAGCATTGCCGCTTTAAGTGTAGAGACTGGAATTGCGCCGCAAGAGTTTATAGATATGGATGCAGAAATGTACGAGGCGATCGTGCAAGTTCTGACCGATAGAGCAAGGGAGATCCAACGTGCCAGCAGAGGTCGTAGGCGTTAAGGATGTCCTAAAAGGCTTATCATTTATTGACGAAGATATGTATGTTCGGATTAAAACTGCTATCTCACCTTTAATGAAGCAAGTAGAATCTACTTCTAAAAGTTATGTACCTGGCAACGGAGAAGTATTGTCTGGGTGGTCTAAACCAATATCATCTGATATTAAATATAAACCATTTCCTAAATATGATTCTCAAACTATTAAAGACAATATAGGTTATAAAGAAGGTCAAAACAGGAAGTTTAAAAATGGTTTTCAAGTTGAAAACTATGTATATAACGTAAGCGCAGCTGGCCGCATTTATGAAACTGCTGGCCGTAAAAACCCACAAGGCAGAGCACCATTTCAACAAATAGATCCAAGCTCACCTAATACATCATTTGGGCCAATACAAGGTTTTGAAGGCAAGAAGAAAGCCAAGGAATACACTTACAATAGATCAACTAGAGAATATGGATCTAACAATCCTTTTGCTGGTTATCAATTTGTAACATCTATGCCAGCCCTTACATCACAGCCTAGAATCAAAGGCGTGCGATCTGGTGGCCGTAAGACTAAAGGCCGTTTAATTTATAAGGCCTGGGCTAAAGATAGTCCAAAAGTTTACGATGCAATCTTGGGTGCAATTAACGCTACAGCTGTGAAGTTTAATAAATCCACCGAGATTAAGAAGGCAGCATAATGGCCAATGTAGTTGTATCCGCACTAGCCACCTGGAATGGCAAAGCACTTAAAAAGGGTAAACAAGAATTATCAGCATTTGACCAATCGGTTAAAAAGTTAGGTAAGACCTTTGCTGGCGTGTTTGGCACAGCAGCATTATTAAACTATAGCAAAAAGGCTATCAATGCTTTTGCGGCAGATGAAAAGGCTGCTAAAGCACTTGAGCAGCAATTAAAGAATACTGGTTACGCTTTTAGCGCACCTGCTGTAGAAATGTATATAGCCAATTTACAAAAGGCTACTGGCGTATTAGACGATCAACTGCGCCCAGCATTTCAGTCAATTTTGACCGTAACTGGCTCAATTACCAAAAGCCAAGAAGCATTAAACACAGCTTTAAACGTGAGCGCAGCTACAGGCAAATCACTAACTGAAGTAAGCCAGGCTTTGGCAAAAGGCTATGCAGGGCAAACTACAGCCCTTAGCAGATTAGGTGCTGGGCTAAGCAAAGCCACACTTAAATCTGGCGATATGAATAAGATTTTAGAAGAATTAAATACAAAGTTTGCTGGACAGGCAGCCGCTAGGTTAGATACTTATGCAGGCAAGATGGATCAATTACGAGTGGCATCTGCTAACGCTGCTGAAACTATTGGCAAAAGTTTATTAGATGCAATAAGTAGCCTAAGCAAGGGTGGCACAATATCTAGTCTTGGTACTCAAATTGAAGATGTGGCTAACTCAGTATCTTATTTAATAACTGGTATTGCTGAACTTGGTGTCGAACTAAAGAAATTAACTAAAATAAATGTGCCTACACCTGGCGGCGGTGGATGGCTCGACTTCTTCTTGCGCAATGCGCCAGTAGTAAGTGCTTATTACAATGCTGGAAAATCTAAGCAAGCAATGTCTCAGCCAGCCAAAGAGACTCCTGCTATGGGTCGCATTGCTGCTCAACAAAGAAAACTAGAAGCAGCTGCAATAAAGAATGCCGTTACTTTACGCAAGGCGGAAAACGATCAACTTAAAGCCAAAACAGAAGTAGACAAACTCAAAGACAAGTTTGATCTAGAACGCATTGGCTTAATGAAAGCACTGGGCGAGGCCACCGATGCTGAGACTAGATTACGCATTGAAGCCAAGATCGCTATACTTGATAATAACGAAGCATTGGCTAAAAAAATTAACGCCGAATTAGAAGCCGCCAAAAAAGCGGCAGAATTAGCAGCAGCCTTTGGTGGCGCAGCATCAGCATTAACAGCTCAAATCGCCAAAATGGAAGCTATGAATGCTTATCTCATAGATAAAATTAACCAAAAGATATTGGCTGGCGCATACACCCCACCACCAGGATTATCTATACCAGGATATGGTGATAGAAAGCCAGCACCAGAAGGCTTAACTATGGTTGGTGGGGCAGCACTTGGCACAGGTGGCAAAGGTATTTTTGGTTCATATGCGTACTCACCACAAGATTTAGGTTTTATGGGTACTAACTTGGCTGGCAACAATATAACCATTACAGTAGATACAACAGCCACAGGTGATGCATTCCAGCAATTAATTGCAGAAAGCATACAATCAGCACAAAAGAGCGGCTATAGCACTACGGCGGCTGGAAGCCTTCCATAATGGCTGCCCCTACCGTAAACGCAATTATCAACTTTAGTACTGGACCTTCTTTTGCCCAGGCTATGATCTTTGATTCTGGCATATTTGGCACAAACGTCTTTGCCGATTCAGCAGCTGTAATTGTGGATGTATCAGACAGAATTAATAAGATAGATACCAAGCGTGGCCGCACTGCTCTATCCGATCAATTTCAAACAGGCAGTATGTCTTTACGCATTGTAGATCAAAACGGCGATTTTAACCCACAAAACCCAGCAAGCCCTTATTACACCTACCTGACCCCTATGAAGAAGATCGCTATTACAGCCACGTATAACTCTGTGGTTTATCCGATCTTTTCAGGCTTTATTACAAGCTACGTAACCACATATCCTAAAGATGCAGAAGATGTAGCCTATACAACCATCCAGGCTGTAGATGCCTTTAGGTTGGCTCAGAATGCCCAGATAAGCACGGTTACAGGTGCAAGTGCTGGAGACCTATCAGGCACACGGATTAATCAAATCTTAAACACAATCGGCTGGCCAGCCTCTATGCGTGATATAGATGCAGGGTTAACGACTATGCAGGCAGATCCAGGCACTAACAGAACATCTTTACAAGCCCTCTTTACTGTAGCTGATAGCGAGTATGGGGCAATCTATGTGGATGCGGCAGGCTCTTTTGTATTTCAAGACAGAAACGTTACAGTCAGCTCTATCGGTGGCACGCCAACACTTTTTGCTGACGACGGCACTGGCATCGAGTATAAAGATGCAGCTTGGGTACTAAATGATGTGTTGATTTTCAATAAGGCCACCATTACTAGGGTTGGTGGTACTGCCCAGGTTGCCTTTAATCAGGCATCGATCGATAAATACTTCTTGCACTCATACTTCCAAAACGACCTACTAATGCAGTCAGATGCCGTAGCCCTGGATTACGCCAGAGCTTATGTGGCTAGCCGTGCTGAGACCACCATCCGAGTAGACAGCATAGCCTTAGACCTGTACACGCCTAATTACAACTCAGGCATCCTGGCAGCCCTTGACCTAGATTTCTTCGATCCAATTACGGTTATCACCACCCAGCCTGGTGGATCGACCCTGGAGAAAACCCTACAGATTTTTGGTGTGGCTATGAGCATTACGCCAAATAGTTGGAAAACCACCTTCACAACGCTCGAACCAGTGATAGATGGGTTTATAATAGGCAACGTAGATTACGGTGTCTTAGGGCAAAACGTTTTATCTTATTAAGGAGTAGAAATGCCATCAGGTTTACCAGCCGTAACAGGCGATGTATTAACAGCAGCCAACTATAACTCATTGGTTGCCTTCACAGTAGGCACAGCAAACACCACAGATTACACAGCTGTACTTGCAGATTCATACCAAGTGCTAGAGGTAATGAACAAAGCAACCGCTATTGCATTTAAAATCCCAACAGATGCAAGCGTAGCATTTCCAGTTGGCACAGCATTAACAGTATTAAACATTGGTGCTGGTGTTTGCACAATTAGCGCAGTAACACCTGGCACTACAACAGTTTTATCAGCAGGAGCGACAGCAGCTTCACCAACCCTTGCTCAATACAAAACAGCAGTCTGCATTAAGACAGCTGCTAATACTTGGTATGTGGTAGGCGGAATTGCTTAATACAATCCTTGGCACTTTATCTAGCGGAGTTGCGGCTGCTACTGGTTCATATGAATCTATTGCTAGCCTAACTCCGTCTAGTTATGGAACTTATGAATTTACCTCAATACCCAGCACTTATGTTTCGCTTCAATTACGCATTTCATCTTTAGATGCAAGTGCAAACAATACTTGGGTAATGACTTTTAATAATAGCGGTGGCACAAATTATGCTTATCACACATTATCAGGAGATGGTACAACTGCTGCTGCAACAGGATATGCAAATCAAGCGGGAATTGATGTAAATACTGGTGGTAATGGCACAAGTTCTACGCAACCAACTGTTGCAATTATTGATATTCACGACTACGCATCAACCACTAATTACAAAACTGCAAGAATTTTTTGCGGTACTGATAAAAATGGAACTGGTGGTGCAGTTAATTTAAATTCAGGTGTATGGAAAAGCACTAGCGCAATAACCACATTAACATTGGCTGGTGGTTCATTTTCAAGTGGAACCACACTAGCCCTCTACGGAATCAAAGGTGCATAATGGCAGCCACATATGAGAAAATTGCAACAACTACTTTGGGTAGTGCGGCATCATCCATTACATTTAGTTCTATAAGTGCTGCTTATACGGATTTGAGGGTTGTGTTTGTGTGTCAAGGCGCAACTGCTGGCGTGAGCGCATATTTAGAGTTTAATGGAATATCTACCACGACATATTCTGAAACTTATTTAGAAGGCAACGGCACAACCGCCTCTAGTGGACGAGTTACTGCTAATACAAATATAGATTTAAGACAAGGAACTGCATTTAGCAATTTACAACCAGCGATGGTAGGAATAGATATTTTTTCTTACGCTGGTTCAACATTTAAGACTTGTTTAATTCAAACATCGCAGGATTACAACGGGTCAGGTGCAACTGTATCAACGGTTGGTTTATGGCGCTCTACATCTGCAATTACTCAAGTCAAATTAAGTGGTTCAGGAAACTTTGCTATCGGCACAACCGCCACCCTCTACGGAATACTGAAAGCCTAAAATGCCAGCCACATATACTTTAATTAGTTCGAATGTTTTAACATCAAGCCAAGCCAGCGTAGTTTTTTCATCAATACCTGCTACTTATACAGATTTAATTTTAAGATTTAGCGCAAGGGCTGCAACTGATACATCTCCGTCAAGTATGGGTATTAAATTAAATGCTGATACAGGCAATAATTCGGCAACTTATTTGCGAGTAATTGCTGGACCAAGCGTAGAGAGTTTGCGCAGAAGTGGTACTGATTCAGGTAATTATCTATTTGATCGATTTACTGATACCGCTTCAGATGAAACTAGCAATACATTTTCCAATGCTGAAGTTTATATTCCATCATATACAGTTAGCCAAAACAAGCCAGTTAGTTTATTTACAGTTAATGAAGCAAATGTTGCCACTACTCTTTATAGCCCTAACATTGGTGCAGGATTATTTAGAAATACTGCTGCCATATCGTCTATTACCATAATGAACTTATCAGGAAATATGGCATCAGGCTCATCATTTTATTTATACGGAATATCCAACGCTTAACAAAGGAGAGAAAATGCCAACTAAAGTAATCGTAGATTGTTCAACAGGTGAAACCAATATTGTTGAATTAACAGCAGAGGAGATTGCTGATCTAGAGACAGCACGTCTAGCAGCTGAGGATCAACGCAAGGCAGAAGAAGCAGAGGCAGCAGCAAAGGCTGAGGCTAAGGCTGCATTGCTAGACAAACTTGGCATTACCGCAGACGAAGCAAAACTTCTTCTAAGCTAATGAAGCCGTGGTTATGCGCAGCAGGAGTTCAGTTACGAGACCAGATTGATTTATGGTTCCCTGATCGTAAGTCTGCCAGTGATGGGTGGCTGGGCGACGCTCGTCATACTGCCAGAAAATCGGATCATAACCCAGATGGGGGATGTGTCAGAGCCATTGATGTGGATTCTCGCTTGGATTCATCCGAAGGGATGTCAATATATTTGGCTGACCAAATCAGAGAATGCGCAAAAACCGATAAACGCATATCTTACGTAATCCATAACGGCAAGATAGCAAGCAAGATCCTGGGCTACAGATGGCGTACATACAAGGGCTATAACAAACACACTAAACACATACACATTAGTTTTACAAAGGCAGGCGATAAAGATGGCAGGCCGTTTGATATACCACTACTAGGGGGCAAAATATGAATATGAAAAATCCTTACATTCTAACCGCTGGTGCATTTCTATCAGCTTGGGCAGCATCCAATTTTGCAGCTGACTACCGCTCTATTCTTTGGGCGATACTTGCAGGTGTCTTTGGGTATGCAACTCCGAAAAAGTGAGCGTAAACGATTGGGTAGCTGTAGCCGTTGGCGCAACTACTTTAACAAGCACTGGATTGCTGGCTCTACGCTGGGTTATTAGACAATACCTGGCTGAGTTGAAGCCTAATTCTGGTACAAGTATGAAGGATCAATTAACTCGACTTGAACAGCGTGTCGATGATCTCTTTGTTTTAATTAGTAAGCGATAATTTTATTATGGCAACTAAACGCAAACCAAAGAAGAAGCCAATGCGTAAGCGCAGGACTACTAAAGAACCTGTACTA